TACACGCTCCTTTCTTTTCGGTTTACCGCGATCGTCACGTTTCGGGATCCTTCTGAATCAGTATAGGTGATCGTATTCGTTCCTGGACCTATCAAGGGAAAATCCCCGGAGAAGTTGGCAATATCCGATATACCGGCCTTCTTTACGGTGAAATTATCGGTATCGATCTCCAGCGTCTCGCCCGCTCCAAGTGACCCTGTATAGATCATCGTGAGGGTTGGCGCTACGGGCGTCGTATCTGGGGGTCCGTATGCAGTGACGGTGAGCGTGACATTTCTGGATGTTTCGCCGTCAGTATAGACCGCAGATCCGCAAGATCCCAGTTGGGGAAAATCGCCGTCGAAATCGCCGATAGCGTTGACCCCGTCGTTCAGGACGCTAAAATCCTGCCCGTCGATGCAGACCGTTTTACCGGCTGCCACAGACCCGCTAAACACTCCCACAACCGGCGGGATGTAATAGGCCGGGGCAGGGGTTATGCCGTCGTCCCGGTCCATGGGTGACCGATCAAGGGTGCCACGGTCAAGCATCATACCGTCCAGCCCCCGATCGTGATCGTAAATCCGTCAATTGCCGATCCCCCGTTGTTCGTAATGCAAATCTTCGCGGGGGATGCCACGGTGCACGTTCCCGTGACGCTTAAGACGCCCGGGGAGGTAGTAATCGTCCCGCTTGTAACCTCTTCTACCTCGCGCCCGTACGGCTCATCGGCAACGAGGCTCAGTGTAAACTCCGAGCACCCGACCCATTGCCGGTCAAAGGGGATCTCCCCTGAGTACCGCACCGTGTAGGTGATTGTCGGGGAATCGTCGAATACCAGCGACAGCGCCCGGGGTTTCCCGTTCACGTCCACCAATGCCCGGGCAAACGCCTTGATTAGCGTATCCAGGGCCGCCGCATCAGCGCAATCCCGGAAATCGCAGGGGAGCGAGAATGTGCGCTGCCCCACGTCGGAATCGAACCAGTACACGCCCGCCCGGCCCGGGATCTCAACGGTGCGGTCCCGTGTTGCGGGGAGCATCGGCTGTCCGGGGCCGTATCGGAGCGTTACGCCATAGGCACTTGCCGCGATCCCTCCGAGGGTGAATCCTCCGTTGTCTACCATTTGTTCCTCCGTCTGTCTGCAAATGTATATATACTTGCGCTGTAATTTTGATTATACCATGAATGCAACTGCAAAGATATGCGCGGTAATCGGGCTGGCCCTGATTGCCGGGTTCGCGTGCGGATACCTGTTTGCCGGTGCAACCGCTCCGGCCCCGCAGGCAAAGGCGATGATCGTTGATGTTGCGAGTTATTCGGTAGATTCTCAAGGAGAGATGATCCCGGTAACCGAGTATAACCGGACAATCCCCGTGGATAATGGGATGCTCCAGCTCGAAACAAACACGGAGGTTGTGAGGGATCATAACATAGAGTCAATTACGATCACCCTGCACAACGTCTGATTTCTTTTCCTCTTTTTTTTCCTCCGTTTTGTTCGCGGTAAATGCGATGATTACCAACGCTTTCGCAGCCTCATCAAGCGGCATACCCCCGCTAACCGAATAACTCACATTACCTCTCTCATCTGTCGTTTTTACCAACGTTAGAATTTCGATCATAGATTACCCTCGATTACGTGAATGCAATATTGTGGACTGTGCCAGTGCCAAGATCTTTCCAGTGAAGAGCGGATCCGTCGGGGGTGTATATAGACCCATATGCCGCAGATCCGTCTGAAATGGTGTTGGAGAGGTTCAGGGTATAATCGGCTGATATGTACTGTGAAAAAATCGTGCCCACGACGTTAATGGTTCCGTTTACCGTTATGACATTGGTAATCACCTCGTGAAATATAGCATCCCCGGCACCAGTGATTTTCCAGCCCGGATATGGGGACGCTCCGGTATAATTCGCGCTTTGAATTGCTCCATCTACTGTCAATATATTTCCCGATGAAATTGTAGCGGTTGCAATCGTCCCCCGCACCGTCACATTGTTAAATTCAGCATCCCCATTGGCCTTAATCTGCCACCCGGCGCTTCCTGCCGAATAGTTCCCGCTCTTGATGATCGCGTCCCCCCCGGTGGTCCCGAGAGTAATGGTTTTGGCATTAAGCGTCGAGGTCTTGATTGCATCGGCGTCAATGGTGTTGGTGGTGATTATACCGCCGTTGATCGTAGTGGTTCCGGTAGTTCGCCATCCGTCAACCGTGAACGTACCCTGTACCGTGACCTGGCCGGCCCCGATTTGGACGGCGATGTTGTTGACCACCGATGAGGTATCCGCCGATGCCGCGATGCTATCAGCGAGAGATTTCGTAGCGTTGGCAAGCTCAACGGTGATGTTGCGGGCGTCGGACAGGTTGGTTGTGACCGATACGATCTTGACGTTGACGTTCATCGAAATATCGGAATTGACGACCCGGACGATCTGTCCGACTTCCAGATCTTCGAGGTCAAAATTAAAATCCGGATGAACGGCAAGGTTGGCGACGTCCACCTGATAAGAAAATATCGGGTCTTTGTACTCCGCCAATACCTTTTGCGCCCAGAGCAAGAGGGTGGTGGGATGGATGATACGCTTATCCGTGATACGCTTGATCTGAATGCCATACGCCGCCTGACTCGTAGCATCCTCAATATACTCATGCGCTTCCCCGGCATCGATAAGCGTAAGCTGTGCTTCAGTCTCCCCGTAGCCGTACGCGTACAAGCGGTTGGTAAGCGACGTGTAATCCCGTTTCCGGGTCACTCCGATCATATTTTTCTGGTACCGGATCTCCCTCGTGGGCGTGGTCGTGGACAGATCGGTATACCAGTTCAGCGCGCGGGAATCGTCGACTTCGATCCGGCCCCCGAGATACGAGACTGCTTCGAGGAGAGCCTTCAGGATGTTGGTGTTTTCCACGGCGATCGCAAAGGAGGTCGTGGGCTGGATAGTACCAACCGTGATCGGGGTTGTGGTGTTGGTCTGGAGCGCAAGCAGGGCGGTAACTATTTGTGTGGGCGTTTTCGGCGTCGATGTGGTGTCGTAGGAGATATTATCTTCCCCGACAAGCTGGGAGATCACCCCGGAGTAGTTGCATTCGATCACGCTGCCGGACGAGGACCATTTGTCCGTCGAATCGTCGAGGATGTAGATCCCTTCGAACCGGCTCTTGATCGTGTTGTAGATCTTGATCTCATACGCCTTTGTGAGGTATGCGGCCTTTGCATCATCGGCCGGAAGGGAGAATGAGAGGGTCGGGGCGGAATTGGCTTTTTCGGTACGCTCAATGTTAAATGCATTTTCAAGATATGCCGCCTTTGCCCCGCCGGCTACAAACGCCCAAACCTGGTATGCCATTTTACGCCCCTAAGTGTTCGCGGATCCAGATCAGCGCTGCGGCGATCACGAGTGCCAGCCCCACAGCGACCATAATCATACGGGATTCGCTCATGGCGTTATCCCCCGGGCCCGGTTCTCACGGGTGATTAACACCTGTAATTCCTGTGCAATCTCTTTTGGGTTTCCGGTGAAGGTGCAGTCTTTGAAGACGATATCGCCGCCAGATCTGGCGGCATTACCGAGGGGCGTTACGGTTGCGCCGGTGGGGAGCGTCAGGATCTCCGGGCCGGCATCCCCCACCATAACTTGTCCGGCGCTTGTGATGGTTCCCCCAGCTGCAAGGCGCGGGATGGTTGGGATGTTGAAGGTATTTCCGAGCAACCCCCCAACCGAAGACACGGTATTAATCCCGCCGATTAGGGTATTGATACCGTCGATTATGAGGTTGATTCCCCACTTTACCCCGCCGACCAGTGTGTCAATAATCCCACCGATCAGGTTTGCTGCGCCCTGTACGGCAGATACCATCCCATCCCATAGGATCGCCCACCCGGCACCGAATGCGGCGGTGACTGTTTCGATCCAGTGAAATTTTACTTCGAGGTAATAGAGCCCGAGAACCAGGGCGGCCACGGCTGCGATTACCAGGATTATTGGGTTTGTTGACAGGAATAGGAGCGCGGCGCTCAGTACCGGAATAATCGCGATAATCGTCCCAATGCTGGATATCAGCGTTCCCAATACGATGAGCACCGGACCAACCGCTGCTGCAAATGCCGCAATGGTTATGATTATCGTCAGGGTATTTTTGTCGAGCGATGAAAGCCAGTTTGCAAGGTCTTTGAGGAGATCGACAAACGGCATAACCGCAGGGATCAGGGTATCTCCGAGCGTGATGGCAAGGTCTTCCATTGATCCCTGTAGGGTTCGGAATGCTCCACCCGGGCCGGACTCCATCGTCTCCGCCATTGCCGTTGCTGCCCCTCCGCTGTTCTCAAGCGTCGTTGTAAGATCAACGAGGCCCGATTGACCTTTTTGGACCAGCGCCAACATACCGGGACCTGCCCGATCGCCAAAGATGGTCATTGCATCGGCTGCTGAAAGTCCCGACTTTTCAAACTGTCCAATAATATCATTGAGGGGGAGCATTTTTCCTGAAGAGTCTTTGACAGTCACACCAAGCCGATCTAATACTTCCTGTGCTTCGTTTGTTGGGGTGAGAAGCGAGGAGATAGCGCCGCGCAGGGTAGTTCCTGCCATAGATCCCTGAATGCCCGCATTGGAAAGGATGCCTACCGCTGCCGCCACCTCTTCGAGAGATAACCCGGTTGATTTCGCCACCGGCGCAACGTATGACATGGCCTCCCCCATATCAGATACACCGGCATTTGTGGCCGCCGCTGACTTCGCCAGCACATCCGCAACCCGGCCCGCTTCTTCGGCTTCAAGCCCAAACCCATTGAGGATACTTGACGCGATGCTGGCCGCTTCCCCAAGTTCAACCGATCCGGCTGATGCGAGGGAGAGCATGCCGGGCATTGCTGCCATGATCTGGTTTGCGTCAAACCCGGCAGCAGCGAGATCATTCATACCCTCCGCTGCTTCAGTGGCTGAGAATGCCGTATCAGCGCCAAGTTGTCGGGCCTGCTCCCGCAGTGCGTCAAACTCTGCACCAGTGGCTCCAGATGTGGCTTGGACCTGCCGCATGGAATCATCGAACTCAGCAGCAACATAGACGGATGCCGTGCCAACAGCGATAATCGGAGCAGTAACTGACATCGACATATTTTTACCAAGCGACGTCATCTTTGTGCCATACGCTTCGATTGCTTTTTGTCCAGTGGCAAAAGCTTTATCGACTTTTGCAAGTTCGAGCTCGGCTTGTCCCACAGCTTTTACAAGGCCAGTGATATCCCCGGAAATAAGGAACGACAGTCCCTTTGTAAACCCTTCAAATACCACGATTATACCCTCCCATCATGCCGCAAATTGACCGCATCTTGTCATACAACTGGTTCAATGTGGATCCTTTCTTCTTTTCAGGGGATTTTTGCACGAAGAAATCACCGGGTTTTACTGGTTTCGATCCCTTCTTCCGGTACGGGTTGTTGTTAATTATCGTGGCTGCAATCAAGCCGAACCGTTCGTTTTCCATCTTGATCCTTTCCCTCTCCCGCTCGATTTTGACTTGAATAAACGGGATAAATTCCCACGGGGCGAGATCTCCGAACTCTTCTGGGGTTAACCCCCCTATACCATACGCTAATCTCCGGTGGTTACCGATCAGATCTCTGAGGCTTACGGCCCCGCCGTTTCCGGGGCAGGGTTCGGGTTTTTTCCGGTCGCCCCTACGAGGTTGGCAGCCCCCAACATCTCATTGATTTTCTGGGCGAGGGCTTCAATACCGCCATGCTCTTCGGCATATTTCTCGCAGAGATCTCCGGCTTCTTCGATAGTGACGCTTCCCGCCTTGGATGCATTAATAGCCGCCCAAAGGATCGCCCTGGCGCCGGTAAAGTTTTTTGCTCCGATATCAGCGCTGAGCAATTCCTTTGTACCGCCCTGCTCCTCTACCATACAGAGCATGTTATACGAGAAAAGGAGGTGATGCCTTTTCCCCCCGATTTCGATCTCCTGTCTTTTCTGTCCGGTCATCAGTCACCAGCTCACGCAGAGTATGCAGAGATCCCCATAGTCACTTCGATGAAGTAGGGCACCGGAATTTTTCCTGCCTCCGAAACAACCACGGAGATCATGGTCTTGTCTCCGCTGTTCTGCCCAATTGTGATTGCTCCTGATGCCGCACCGGATGCAACAACGGTTCCATTGACACGGATGGTGCCAACCGTTGCGGTCGGGGTGACGGTGACGGTGTCGGAGTTCAGACTTTCGTCAGATGATTTGTACGCCTCGCAGGTGTAGTAGTACTTATCCGCCGCCGCGGTTGGTGAGAGGGCGAGGGCGTGGCCCTCATCATCGGCAACTGCCAAGAATGTTGAGGTAAGCCCTGCGGCCCGGGTTGTCAGTACGGTAACATCTCCGTCAACGGATACCGTGATCGAGCGGTACACAATCCCGTCGCCGTCTGCCATCGGTTCAACATCGGAAATGAACCCGGTGAACTGGAACCCGTCATAGGTGCCGTCAGCGGCTACGAACTCCGGGGGCATGATGACCTGCCAGAGCCGCTTTGTGCCTGCCTTCGCATCAGTCAGGAGCGCCCGCTGCGCAGAGTTACCGGTATAGGTGATCTTGAACTTCAGACCATCCCAGCTTCCCCACCCGGGGACACGCCCGACGGTTTTTGACGGGCTGTACTGTTGTTTGTATTCCTTTGCCTCCTTACTGAATTTCGGCTCGGTGACTTCTTCGACTTCTCCGAAGACCTGACCATCAGTCAGAATCATCATGCCGATTGAACTTTTAGGTGAATCGTTTCCCATAGCAGTTTCTCCTACCTGAAATCGTAATTGATCAGGAGGTCGCGGTGATGTGCATACAGCGCAACCTCTTCGTTATGGTCCGGCTGGTTCCCGGCATCCTTGATGCTGGCAATCCATACGTACCGTGCCCCTGATTTTAACAGGGTGTTCTTCTTGCGGTGCCATTCTTTTCGGATCGCATTTGAAATCCCAAACGCTACCCTGTCCGACGCGGCAAAACACGAGCACTGGACCCGTGCATCTGCCAGTTGAACGGCTGCCATGTCAGAAACGTCAGATACGATGATATACGGCGGTGTCGGATTTACCGGGACATCGTCGGTGCGGTAAATGCGAGTGCTGGTTATTGCCGTTACCGCTGTCGTTGCCTTGAGTGCGGTAATCATGGAGAGAACGGGATCGGGAGTTACTGGATCAGACACGGCCTAGTGCCTCCAAGTACATTCTTTGATACTGTCCCTGGTTATTTTCCATGGGGGGACGGAAGTACGGGTGTGCCTTCTGATGATAGACACGCCCCAACTTGTCCTTGTCCATGAACCCGTATTCCTGTCGTTTTGCATACGGTAAGTCAGTACCGACAAGGGCAGAACCGGGATCAACCATTTCAACGTGAATAGAACGTCTGAGGGTGCCGGTTAAGTAAGGTGCGCCAGCTTGAACGTCGTTCTTGTACTGGTTTGCAACGAGTTTGATCGCGATGGTTTTGTTCCGCTCTGCCAGCGATGCCAGGTCCTTGAATGATTTTAGGAGATCCGCCATACCGGTTACACCTGATACTCCGACCATCAGTTCCCGCCCCCGGTCAGTTTTCCGATCACCCAGTTGCCGGTAAGCGATATCGCAATGGTGAGCGCGGCGACGAATGCTAGGATCGTGCTCTGGAAATTCTCCAGTTTTGAGACCCGGGCACACACCCCGCCCTGTCCATCATCGCCGTATAAACCGATGTTGATCTTGTTGATCGCCTTTTCAGTCGCTTCCGATCGCTCATCAAGACGGATTAGAAGTTTGTCTCGTTCATAGTCATCCATCAGTTCAAACACCATCCCCGCCCGTCGCCCCGGCCGTTGCAATTTCGCATGAGATATGCGACACGATGGATTGCGCCGCTTCATAGACTTGCTTCACGCTGTTGATCTGGAATGTGCCGATAAAGCCCAATGTGAAGCTGGTGATAGTGTCCCCTTCAGCAACCGAAGTGCCGGCTGGAAGGATTACCCGGGGCGAGCTGACAATGTACGGCACGTTCCGGCTGCCGACCCGCATAGATTCCTGCGGGCCGACAAATCGGCATGAGACGGTTAAGGCAATGTCGGTATAAACCAGTTCCTCGTTGATATCACGGGCTTCAGAGATAACGCCATCGACAACCGCAGCACCGGGCACCGTGCCATTATCAGAGATCGGCTCGTCGTTGACGAACGTACCGGTGACGGTGTGTATCTGTAAACTGCCAGATGCTATACTACCGGTGCTCACAATAATCGCGGTTGCGTGGCTGGTTGCGCCCGTGAGCGTTGCCCCCGCGTGAAACACGGCGGTGCCGGCATCGTATCCGAGGATAAAGTTCTGCTGGCGACTGGTGAGAATGGCACTGTGGATCAGAAAAACCGATGGGAATGGCATTATCGTATCTCAAGTATGGATCATCAGCGTTTGGCACGATGGTTACTCCTGAATCTCCCGCATAATTCGCGTACTGTGTGATCATTTCCAACCCTTGTTTCTCATACGCAACTGCCTCCGCTTCTGGTGACGTGCTGAATGAGATATCTCCACCTAGAGAGAGTGAGTTTGGCCGGCTCAGTTCGTGGGATTGCCGGCGTTTAAGCCAAGCGCATGTGAGGAAAATCGACGCATCGCGTAAGCGGGTATCACTGGCGGGCGGTGTGTCAACTCCCAGTTCAAGGAGTGTTGAAACGATTCGTTCATCACTTTTGAGGATCCGGCGGTTTATGATCGTTTCCGTGGCGGTACCTAGACCGGTTCCGATCTCGTCTGTAATATCAGTGTAAGTGCAGTACGCCACGCCCCGCCTCACGTCTTGTATACTACGATGATCGTTGGGCTGTTTGCCGCTGTGAACGACGTTACCGCGATGATCTTGGTATCGTCGGTTGCCTCAATGAACGTGCAGGCATCCGTTACTGCCGTCACGCCCTTATACACGTTGGTGTTTGCGTTAGCCATCGATCAATCCCTCCCGAAAAAGGGATTGAGATTAGGCTCCGCTCTGGAGGTAGGTGAACCGGGGATCCATCGGTGCGCCACCGAATACGTGCCGGACACGGTACATTATATTGTCGGTCTCGA